ATTCAATTTTTTCTTGTAACATTTTTGCTTGCATTTGCATCTGTTGAGCCATTTGTGGGTTCTGTTGCATAGCTTGTTGCATCTGTTGTAACTGAACTAGCTCATCTCTAAACTCAACTTCAATTTGTTCTTGAGCCATTAAACTAATATGTTCAAAAATATTTTTTTCTAATGAAGCCATTATCATTGGATTGTTTCTAGCAATGTTAGTTCCCATAAAGTTTAAATGTGCTGTCATATGTGCTCTGTGATCTTGTCCTGGGAAAGCTTGAAACTGTTTACCACCTAATGCATCAATATGTTCTAACGCTGGATCTTTCGGTGTAGGTTGCATAGGTTTAACTAACACTTGATCAATATTTTTAATACCTAAAGCTTCATACATATTTCTATATGCAGAATACATATTATGCATTTGCGGATTAGATTGTGCCAGTTGGAGTTCAGTTTGCGCAAGTGAAATACGCTGTGTTTGTGAGAAAATGTTAGGGTCAGCAACTGGCAATATATCTACTCGATCATCAAAGTCAGATTGTTTAATCATTTTTTGACCCCCAACTACATCATACGGATATTCCGGTGGTAGATATAACTTGAATACTCTAGCTAAAATTCTAAATTCATTTTTAAGAGCTGAGTAAATTCTTTTGTGAATAGCTGACATAGTTCTTGAACCACGTTCTAATAAAGCAACTGTTGTTCCAACTGCTGCTTGTTGATTGCCATCACCAACTTGTAAATCTGCAATTGATGCAAACCTTTGACCTGCTTGAACTACAATACCCATCAAACTTAATAAAGTCTGTGATGGTTCTTTAAACGGAAGCATCATAAATGAATCTCTTAAATTTCCACCAGGTGCATCTACATCTCTAAATTCACCAGGTTGAATTGATTGTGCATCATCTCTAATTCTAATACCACGCATTTTAAATCCAGCAGGTAAATTAGATAATGTTCCTGCATCTAACAATTGTCTAAGTGCACTTGTTGCAGTACGTGACAATCCACCAATCATATGAATTAAACCAAAACCATAAAAACCTAAACCAGGTAAAAATTTAAAGTGAACAAAATATTGTATCTTAGTTTTCTTAGGATCACCTATTTCATAATTTCTTCTAACAGATAAAATCTCATGAGACCCTTCTACTAAAGTTACAATGTAAGGTATTTTAATTCCTGAGGGCTCACCAGTCTCTTGATTCATATCTTCAAAACCTTCTAGATCTAAATCAACATGACACTCTAATAAAGTAAATACATCTTCGTCTCTTGTTTTTGAAACTCCTTCAAGTTCTCTTTCTTTTTTCTCAACATCAGTTTCTTTGTCTTGTGGTTTTCCCACATCAACATCTTTGTAGAAACCTGCTACTTGTTGTTTTCTTAATTCGTTTTCTGAAATTTTTACACGATGAATAATTGCTTCCGCATCATCTAATGAGGTAGCTGTGTACGGAACAATTAAATCATCTGCAGGTACAAATTTTGATACAGCCCTTTGTTCCATATCATCAAAGTACACTTTCTTAAAAGCAGAACCAGCTAATGGCAAATTAAATAACATTTGATCAAACTCAGGTTCATACTCTTTCATTTTCTCCATGATCTCGTAGTTCATGAAATCTTTAACTCTACCTGCTTGATCTGTTTTCTCAGATGTTGGTACTCCTAATACTTGAGTTCTAACTGGACCATCTGCTGGTAATAATTCTTTATAGGCTAATGCTTGAAACTGTGTAACTGCTTCAGCTAAAACTGGATGTGTTGCACCTGATGCACCACTGAATGGTTCTGTTCTATTATCATATTTAAAACCTAATAAATCTAAACCTGTCGTATAAGTTTTTTCCCAATCTTTTCTAGATGCAGAATAATCCATATACTTACCATTTAAATCTGATGCTAATGGAGCTAATACATCATCTGGTAAAAACTCTGCTAAGTTTGCATAATGCTCGTCACCCCCTTCAGGAGATGCAGCTTGTGGATCTAAATTAATGTCAACGGATCCATCTTCATTTTCTGAAACTTCTATATCATCAGGTGATGATAATTCTTCCTGAACTTCCTCAGTTAAAGTTTCTTGAATTTCTTCTTCACCAGGTAACTCAAGTTCTTTTCGAGGCTCGTTTGGAAGCGCTTTGTCTATATCTGCCATTATATTTTTTCTCCGTATGTTTTACTTCTTTAACAGTATTATAGGAAATATTCAAGCCCTGACTCTGGGGCCCGGATTCCGGAGGTACTGTTGTAGTTAACCTTTTAATCATTATTTAGGAAAATACTCTTTTGCAAATGAATCTATATCCATACCCGTTGCATCAAAGCCTCCTGCTTTAATATAAGCTTCTGTGACCATGGAATTGTATTTAGTGTCACCACCATCTAGAAAACCTATTCTACCTCCATTAGCATACTTATTAAGTTCATCTTTTTCTTTTTGAATCTGTTTAAGTAACATAATACCAGTATCCCCTTTTAAAGGTTCCACAATATCTGCATATTCTTCATCAGATAGTTCATTATTGTCATATGCTTTTTTAGAAAATTCTAATACTAGATCTGTATAAGTTTTTGTACTAAATTGATTAGCTGCTGCTTTGGTATTCAGCATGTCTAAAATTTTAGTGTATTGTTTTGGTTTAGGTTTGGGAAGAATCTCAGGCATTACAGAACTCCTGCAATACCGCCTTTAGCTTTTTTTACTTTATCTTCTTCTGCTTTTTTAAGCATTTTTTTTAATTCTTCCATACTCATATTTCTTTGAGATGGTGGATAATTTTTTGGATTATATTTTCTATCTAATTGTTCTTCTTTTATTTTATAATATTCATCTTCTGCTTTGGGATCTATTAAATCCATAAAGTTGTATTTTTTTTTATCTGTACCATCACCATATTGCATACGGCCACCATTCATTGCCATCTGTCTATCTTGCATGGCTTTTTTTCTTGTAAAATATTGTCTTGCATAATCGTCAAATGAACCTTGGAAACCTTCTTTGACTGCGTCTAAAAATTCTTCATATACTGTACCTAGTTCTAATTGTATTTCGTCTTCACTAGGTTCTGACGCCAACTTAATAGATGGTGCACCTCTATCTAGAGATTTGATACCACCCATATCATCATACTCTTCTGGATCTGGTAAATCTAAATCTTCAGGTGTCTCACCTGCTTCAATTGCTCTAAGTGCGTCTTTTAATGCTTGATCATCTATTGCCATAATCTCTTAATAATACACTTTTGGAGTTCTTTGTAAAGGCTCATCTTCGTAATCTTCTGGGTGTTGAATAAGTCCACCTTGTCTAAATCTCATAACAGCCTGGGTCATAGAATCGACCAAGTCATCATGATCTCCATAAGGAAAAGCAGCGCACTCTTCAATAACTTCTTGAGCAAATTCCATTTCAGTTGGTGCATATATACGACCTGATTCAAATAATGGAGAGACACTATTTACTCTAGTGTGTTTATCATTACCTCTTGATGGTGTAAAATTGATTACTGGAATTCCAGCTTTTCTTAACTCATATGTTAATGGTAGCCCTGATGCCTTACCCTCGATTATAACTGTTTCCGGATTCCAGTAGCCGTACTGATCTAATGCAATACGCCTTAATTCCGGGAACTCGTATCTACCCTTCAATGCATCCAGCAACATGAGACAGGGACCACTATCTTCGGTTGGGTGAAAAACTCCCCAAGTCGTAATAGCAGAATAATCGGCTGTTTCTTTTTTCATGAATGCTGTGTCATAAGATTGAATAACATGTTCTATTGGAGGAAGTTCTTTCTCCCAGGGTTGCCACCATTCTCTTTTGATTAATGCTCCTTCATCTCCAGTGGGATTTTGCATATATTGCGCATTCCATTTTGCAAGTGGAATAGAAGCTCTAACTCCCTCTAAATCTTTTATGTTCCAATATTCAGGCCACAAAGGTTCTCCACTAGGTAGAATTGCAGGAAACTCAATTACTTCCCATTGATCTGCTTTAGGTTCTTTTTGTGCTTTAATTAATCTACCTGCAAGATCTTTTTCATTCCATCTAGTCATTACAATAATAATTGTTCCACCAGGTTGAAGACGTTGACGTGGACCTGATGTATACCATTCATAAGTTCTATCCAAAGCTTGAGCGTTCATTGCA